AAAGTAACTCTTGTATTGCACTGCCGCATTTCGAGATGGTTGTCCTTCGGCATCAAGCCATTCAAAAATTGCGCCATAAATAATCAAATCTTCGTCAATTAAAGCAACATCTGTGTCAAGTGTAAAAGCAGTTTTCGTGGAGCCACCTGCGGCAATGTCGGCCCAACGATTATCAATATATTCAAAAGCACAAACGGTGCCGCTATCAATCGTCGGCGATGTAATAATATCACCGCCTCGATAGCGAAACTTTTTATTTTGGCTAGAATAAGTTTGAACTTTAAGACCTTGCCATTCAACTGCACCGATCGGACCAGAGATCAAATTATTGCTTCCACGATCCCAGAACGTCTCAGGGATAATACGATCAAAACCAGTTGGCATCGATGCAGCTGCGATCAGTGTCTCCGACCCTGATGCAGTGACTGTCTGTTCCTTCGTCAGAATATTCCAAGAATGAGATTTTACTAACGCCTTACCCACCTTATTAATAAGACGAAGAATATTTTCTGCTGCCGGGTCAGCGTTACTAGCGATTGTCACAGGCTTTGGGCCTTTGGTTTCGTCAGCAACGGCATCTGCAATCGATAAAAGAGTCATTAATCAACCTTATTGAAAATAGTATCTTTGTTGGTTGTGTGATTTTTCAATTTAGCAGGTGTATCGGCCCAGCCTTTTGGTAATTTTTTGCCGTAGAGGAAGCGTTTAGTCTCGACACAATTTTCACCGTCTCTATATCCGATAGTGGTGCCGCCTTCGTAAACAGTCGGGCCTGTCACAGGAGCCTCTTTTGCTTCTTCATCCGGCGCACGATCAGTGATTAAACTATTGCCTGATTTTTTAGGCGCTTTGTTTTTGCGTGGTTTAGGTTTAGCAACCATTGGCTTTTCCTTCTTTTCAATTATAACAATCTACCCTGAGCGTATAGCCCAGGGTAGATTTGTCACACGTTACGCAATGCGATAGGCAACAAACGTATTGTCTGTCGTTCGACGGAACCGGAAGACACCAGAACTATTGATGTCCGCACCAGCATCATCGACGGTAGCGGAACCAATGATACTAACGTCAGTACCACCGGCCAGTGTGATGATATCACCCGCACCGCCCAAGTTGATAATACACAAATCGAACGTATCATCGTCATCGATGTCGTCATGCAACGCAGCTTCCAACAACGTACCGGTCAGGGTAGTGTAAGTCGCCACTGCTGCCGGAGTTGCCACAAGGACGCCCCCAGTCATTTGAGCAGCGGTCAACGTCGTTGTACCGGTGGCTGTGGGTGGGGTTGTCAGAACGCCACCCCGGCGTTCTGCGGCATCCCCGCGAATGGCCTCTAGGTTTTGTAGGATCGTGCCATCCGGATTGCCGTCTCCAATAAATTGTACAGTCATAGATTTTCTCCTAAATGACTATGAGTTTAAACAATGTTAAGCAGTACCACTAACACGAACTGCCTGACGCTCATCTATGGTTTTTACGCCATATAGAACATCAAGACGCCACTTGCTGATGTCGTTGGTGCCGTCATACACAGGGATTACACGAACATTAGTCCCTTTGTAAGATTGGCGAGCAACGTCTACTGCACCTGGAGGCGATACCAGAGGAACACTAACCAATGCAAAAGCATCGCGAGTGAACATCAAGTTCTGACCATAACCAGTTGCCTCACTTCCAACTTGACTAACAGCCGCACCGTCAGCAATTGTCGCTGATACAGTTTGATGTGCGCCGGTTAAGATCGCAGCCGGGGACATCGTAAGAGTGATATCTCCTGAAGTATCACTAATTGTCGTAACAACAGTGAACTGCTTCAAATGAGACAGCGTGGCTTTCGTGACTGGATTGACATCATAAACATCAGCAATCGTAAACACGTCGCCAGCGTTCAAAGTTGTCGCTCCAGAAGACCAACCATCGGTGATCAAGGTCTGCGTATTGGCATCTTTCGACGCAGCATACGTGGTTTCTTGAGCAGCACCATTTGTGAGGCCGGTTGAACCAGTATCCCAGTTAGCGCCGACAGTGTGAGTCTTGTTGTTTTGAGACATCATCATCTCAACGCCGCCGACTTCGCCCAGAGTACCTTTACGGTAAGCCGGGTTGGCTGAACGATCGATGTACAAGCCGGTCAAGTTACTAACCATGCCCCAGTGATCTGCTGGTGTGAGAACTGCACACCGGCCATCTGACGGAACAGACATATCATCGAGACGCTCCATGCCTTTAGCGAGATCAGTAAAACTGTTGATCGTCTGGCCTGGAGTGCCGACCCATTTTGACACGTTTTTATATTCAGCGTGCAAGTCAGCATCGATTTGGTTAGCAAGTTGGATCATCGCAGGTTTGATGACGCGCTCAGACAGCTCAGAAATTGACAGGGTCAATTCTTGAGAAGTAAACGAGAAATCGATGCCCTTACGCTGATCGACCGTCATGGTGAATTTGCCCTCGGTAACGTCCTGGACATCCATAACAGCGCCGTCACGGACGGTGAAGTCCATCGGGCGTTTTACAGAAATTGAAGAGCCAATCTCATAGCCATTGATCGACTTTGAAAACTCCTCTTCATACCCTCGAAAGACCTTTTTAGCCATGACGAGGTTGTTGTCTAGCTGTAACACTGCCGCCTTGGCAATGATGTCAGCTGTTAAAGTAGTATTAGCCATTTTAATGGCCTCCTTTTAAAAGTTAATTAACGTGGTGGCAACTTCAAATGCTTAGACAATTGCTCCATACTCATCTTGTTAGGATCAGTCTGGGCAGACGCCTTACCTTTATTCTTGGCGGCTGCGACTGGCTGCGCCTTTGTAGGTGCCGGTTGCTTAGACGCTGACCTCGTCTTGGCTTGCCCTTCATCATATAACATCGCTTTTCGAGCCATGTCAGTCATGTCAGGATTTTGGTCCCAACGTTCTGCCACGCCCTGCTCCCAACCATAAGTCTTCACGACGTAATCGACGACCCTGGGGGCCACCTTCGTCTCAAAGTCTTTGATTTTGTTGTTCAAAGTTTTACGTCCTTCAACGCCGCGCTGTTCAGACACAGCCTGTTTCGCGGCATCAAGGTACGTCTCCTGTTGATCAACGAGTGCAACGATATTTTGGAAATCGGCCTGCTTTTGGGCGAGTAAGTCAGTATTGTACCGCCACTGATCAGGATCATGAATACGCAGAGCGTTCATGTCGACTGATTGAAGCATGTCGATTTCTTGACGAATTGCAAGCCCTTGCGAATAGGTTTGCAAAGCCTCTCCGTTTAACGTCATTAACTTCTCAACGCTATCAGCTTTAGCGGATAAAGTCTTCTGGGTCTCGGCATTGGCTTGAGATTTAGTAGTATAGTCAGCCCACACCTCATCGGTGAACTGCTGAACTTTACCTGCAAGCTCATCTGACATATCGCCTTTGGCGACTTCCAGGTGCTTGCCTCCGAAAGTGAACTCGATATTTTCAGGCTCGATTTCGGCTTCGTCCGTTTCCTCTGTATCAACTTCTTCAGCGGCTTCCGGCTCTTCTGTTACCTGATCGCCCGTCTCCTCCGGCTCAGAGTCGGCTTCAGGAGCCTTCTGATCGGAAGCTAGGGTTTCATTATCCTCAAGATATTCGGCGGCCTCTTTGGCACTAACGACGCTCACTTCTTGAGCCTCAAAAGCGTTACTTGCAACTGCGTCTTCTTGGGGGGCAACTTCACCACTATTGGTGCTTATTGCGGTATCAGACATAATAATCTCCTGCTAGAGTTGAAATCCTATCACAATTGATAGAATTAGTACATAATTTAGTCAATCTTCGTCCAGTTTCTTATATTAGTAATAATCCTCTTGACCGGCTAACAGCGATGATGCCGCGACGCCGGTTCCGCTTAGGGCAACGCCACCTTTTAATATGTCTTTTTTCATCTTGTCGGTGATTTTGAGGGACCAGACTTCTGTGCCGCCTGCCGCCTTCTCCGCATTAATTTTTAATTGATCTTCTACCCACGCCTCGGCGTCTGCTTTGGTATTAAATCTTTTTGTGTCACCGGCCCCGCTACTGGCGAACCAACTATTTTCTAGCACTGAACCTTCATCACCTTGGCGAATACCGTATTCCTTGGGTTTTGCGGTCGGTCCCCACAAATTCTTCACCTCAACTTTCTGGCCGTATTTCTTACCGAACTTATTGGCGTTTTTAACCAGGATTTTGTCATAAAATTCTTTCATGCCTTCGCCGCCAATTTTAAGGTCAACGCCTTCAATCTTGCGAGTGAACCGCCCCAGCCCAGCGCTCCTTCCATGAACGCCCTTCGCCGATAATATCTTTTCTGCTGCTTCCTTGCCTATATGGTCAGCTAATTCTTCCGGCGATCTTATATGTTTGTCTATCACTTTTGAACCACTGTGGTCATAGGCTTCTAACATTCCTGATTTAAATTCACCGTCGGGCGCACGACCAACGCCGCCGCTGGTAGTTGATAATTCAATATGATCGATTTGCTTACTCAAATCGTACCTATCCGCTTGCACCTTCCCAGGCGTCCAGGCAATACGGTCATGGCCGTTTTCAGCCGCATGTCTCACCATGCGTTGAAACACTAAACCTTGCCACTTATCGGTAGCTTTGTAGGGCGCATCCGGTACTCGGTCATAGGGGTTAGGGTTAAGTATCCCCTCAAGTTCACGGCGCTTATCATTCAGCGCGTCCATCGTGTCGCCAACGCCGCTATACGGCACCCCTGCGTTGCGCTCCGCTGCTGTTATCTCTCCGCTATTAAACCGCTCCGACCAAGCACGATTTTGCGTTACTTGTTTTCTGTGAATATCTAGCTGCGCCATAACTTCATCCAGCTCACCTTGAGCTTTCACGCGCACGGCTTCAGGAGCAGCTTCCACATACCCCCGTTTCCGCCCTGCCTGATGCCAATCGGATTGGATTTCCTCAACAAACAACGTCTTGTCGCCGTCTATGTTGCGGGTGTTATATCTGCCGTGGGCTAGGACGTTGGGTTCGTCATAGTGGCCGCCTGTGTAGGCTGGAATATCGGCTGCACGATCTTCTTCTATTTTCCACCCTTGGCGTTTCATATCGTTCATTTCACCAAAAGTATTTGCTTGAACACGCACCCCTGTCTGTGGGTTTATCCCGACCCAAGCACCGCCTTGTTTTGATGCTCTCGGCAACGTCAGCAGCATTTCCTGGTAGTCCTCGCCACCGGGGAGGGTGTAGTCGGCATATTTGGTTGGTTGGTTGCTGGGGTAGCCCAGCGTCGTATCCTGCACGTCAAGCGGATTAGCATTGTATTGATCAATCAATTGCTGCCGCGTGACGTTAGGCTGCTGCGTCATCGCACCGACGCCGGTATAATCCAGTTCATCGGCACCAACGCCGCCTGGGTACTTCTTAAAATGAGACACCGCTTGTTGCCCTGACATTTTATCCATCGGCATATCTTCGAGCGCGGAAGCCAACCGGCTACGATATACCGGCCCACGCGCCGCTTTAATACCTTTTACCACCGCCCCGCCCAATGGCAACACACCCAAGCCCATCATAGTAGCATCAAAGGCGGCCTCACCATAATTCCCCTTGCTGAAGCTCTTACGGGCGCGGCCAGCATCCTCATAAGCACCGTAGGGGCCGACGACGATTTCGGCCACCGTCTTAGCGTTTTTCACAGGATCATCGGCGATCCACTTCATCAGTAGTTCGATCGGATTAGTCCAGCCTCGATGAGTTACTGGCGCACCATAAGCATCGAGCTGCTGCGCCCTACTGGATTGAGGCACTGGTCGGCTAGGTGTTAAACTCTGTGCATTAGTAGGCATTTGGCTTACCATCGCGTTCTAAAATTTTGATGCGGTCTAGGACGTCTTGGTCCCAGGTGACGTAGTTGCGGGTAATTTTCCGACCAACGGTGCTAATAACTTTTTCTATTTCGTTAATCTCTCTATCAACATAAAGCTCCCTTGGATTAGAATCCTTAAATAACTTCATAGCTTTCTCAGAGTCACCGTCAGATTGGCCTAACCACTTACGCGCCTCGTTAGCAATCATATTGTCGGGCAATATGTCTGGATCATATCGACTCATCTGATCTCTATACTTGAGGCCGGGGATGCCTTCCTCCGCGAGCTGCCTAGAAGTCGCTTCCGTCGACTGCTTTTGATAGCGACTTAGGGCTTCATAAAAATCTTTGCCTGTCGGCTCTCGCCGCCCTTGTCTCTTGGCTAAATCTGCAAGTAGGTCGCCCATACTTGTTTCAAAACCAGGGTCAATAACCTCCCTATTGAGCTTATCTATAATGCCCTTAATAGCCTCCGGCTGCTCACTCAATGGCGCGTCCCAATCTAAATACTTGGCGGCGTCGGCGTCGGGGATGTCAAGCTTGTAGAGGGTGCCGCCTTCTGGCGGGTTGGTCTTAAACCCCTCCAGCTTTTGCAACGCTTCGTCGTACTGTTTTCGGTAATCCGGTGAGGGCCACCCGCGTTTGTCATATTCGACCATCTCACGGCTTAACGATTTAATAGCCGCATCGGTATCGCCTAGTTTTTGGCTGTATAGCATCTCGGCCATATCACGTTGCCCGTACTTAAAAGCCGTTTCCGCTTGATATGATTTACCAACCCCTTTTGCTTCCGCACCATAGAAACCATGCCCATATGCCTGTGCGCCCTCGCCGGTTCCCATCTTGTCCATGCGCGGACGGCCTTGCGGGAACCCTGGCTCTGATGCCCATCTATGTGGCCCACCGTGGAACACATTAATACCCAACAAACCGCCCACGTTGCCGGTTGGTACTGCGCGGCTTAACAGCCCACTGCCGCCCATCGTGTCCATTGCCATCTTTGTCACATCGTCGGGGTTTATTTGTTCGCCGCGCCAAGCACGTCCCGGCAGTTCTATCGCCTTTACCATGTCCACAGCTAATTGAGGCGCGACCCAATTACTCCACTCGACCGGACCTTTCTGCCCCGATAAAGACCCTTGTGGGTACGGCAGCAATCCCAAACGGCGCACGTTGGGATCAAAAAGATCAAGCAAGCCCGCAGCGAGCTGCCGTGCTCTCCTGGATTGAGGCGCTGGTCGGTTAGGTATTAAACTTTGTGAATTAGTAGGCATTAAAAACTCCAGCTGTCATCGCCCCAATCCCAGCCACCCCAAGCATCGTCGGTTCCTGCTGTATCACCAGTACCAACGTCGCCACTGGTTGTAGTGCCACCACTTTGTTCAAAATCATCATCAAACCAACC